ACAAGACGGTCTGGATATTCGACGACAAGGGCCGCCAGGTCTGCGAAGCCACCCTCACCAACACCATCGGGGTATTGCCCAGCAGCCGGCAAGAAGAACAACGCCAGCGCCGCCTGGCCGGCCAGGTCAAGCGCCTGGAGCGCCATACCGAAGAAGCGCGCCGCCGCCTCGAAGACCCCATTACCCATACCAGCCAGATCAAGGCGCTTGAAGACCTGGGCGCCTTCGACCAGGCCGACGTGATCGAGGGGTTTGCCCGCCCCGTGATCGACCAGGTGAGTGAACCAGTTTCCCTGCCCCAGATACCCCGCGCCGCCCGCGCCAAACCCGCCGCTCCCGTCGCCCCTCACGACGACGACGAGATCCATATTGACATCACCGATTGGAGTGCCGACTGATGAGCCCCGTTTCCAAACTCGACTTGAATCTGGATGAAGACGGCGATGCCGCTGTCGTCGAATCCCCGCACGACGGCCTGCTGCAAGCCGCCATCACCTGGCCCGAGTTGCATGGTGTGCCGCCCGCACCACCTATCCCTCAGGTCACGCCTGCGCCCAAGTTCTACAACGCCGCCGATACGGCCCAGGCCAAGGCCGTGGCCGACTGGCTGCGCGCCAACGGCAAGAGCCGCTCGTGGCTGGCCGGCAAGCTGCGCATCAGCTCGGCCACCGTGAGCACGCTGCTCAACGGCAAATACCCCGCGCCGCCGGCTGAGCACCTGGCGCGCATGCAGGCCATCCTCGAGGTGGAGGCCGAACGCATCAGCGACGGCACGCCAGGCTACGTCGAAGGCTCAGTCCACAAGCTGGCCTTCGTGGTGGCCGACCGCACCCGCAAGGCCGCCAACTTCGGCGTGTTGTGTGGCCATGTGGGCGTGGGCAAGACCCGCACGCTCAAGGAGTACTCGGCCCGCCGCCCGCAGACGCTGATGGTCGAAGCCAACCCGCAGATGACCGCCGGCAGCCTGCTGATCGAGCTGCTCGAGCAGCTGGCCGTGACTGTGCCCGCCGGCATGGACCGCAAGTTCCAGGCGCTGACCAAGGCGCTGGCCGGCACCAACTACCTGCTGATCGTCGACGAGGCCGAGAACATGAGCGGCCAGGCGCTGCACTACCTGCGCCGCATCCGCGACAAGGCCGGGGTGGGTGTGGTGCTGGCCGGCACACCCAAGTTGCAAGCGCTCATCAAGCCCGAACACGGGCAGTTCGACCAGATCCGTTCGCGCGTGGCCATGTGGCCCGCCACCATCCAGAGCATCAGCCGCGACGATGCCGACGACATGGTGCGCGAGGCCCTGGCCGGCGCGGCCGAAGTGCCCGACGACGTGCTCGACGCCCTGTGGAGCTACTGCGACGGCTCGGCCCGTGTGCTGATGGAATCGCTGCTGCCCGCGCTGCGCGACTACGGCCTGGCCAAACAGTCGGCCCTCACACCCAAGCTGGTGGACGCGATCGCCAAGAACGTGCTGTTCATGGTCAAGCGCAGCCCCGCCGCCGCCGCGAGGGCTGCTGCATGAGAGCGCACCTCACCCATGCCGGCATGGCGGCCGTGGCCGCTGCTGCCCAGCGCCCGCCCCAGGCGGCCCGCTTCGTCTTCGACGTCAAGGTCACGCTCGAAAGCGGCCAGGTCGAGAAGTACACCGGCGTGTACGCCCACACCTTCGACGCCTACGACGCCGCCTTCGTGCAGTTCCCCACCTGCACCCGGGTCGAAGCCAAGGTGTGCGGCCTCAAGCCCGCGCGCAGCGCTCACCACCATGACGACCGGGGCGTGCAATGAACGCGCGCCGCCCCCGCCCCGTCACCCGTCGCCGCCGCCAGCTCGACGTGCGCCTGCTCATCGCCAGCGGCGCCATCGAGGCTGAGCTGGTGCCCAGCCGCTGGCGTGCGCTGCTGGCCTGGTTGCTTGGCCCGTCGCCCTGGCGCTCGCCCTGGTCGTCCACCGCCCTGGCCAGCACCCAGTTCGCCGAATCCACACAACACGGGGTGCTGCCATGAGCTGGGCCCAACACGCCATCCTGGCCCTGGCCGTGCTGGCCTTCTTTCTGGTGGTGTTCGCCATCCCGGCAGCCCTGGGCTACCTGGCCTTGCCAGAGAAAGACTCGTTCGAGTGGGTTGAAGCCGCCTTGGCCCACCCGCCCGAGCCCACCTCTGACATGTGCCCGCTGTGTGATCAAGGCATCGGGCATGGGCCAACTCTCGCGCACGCCGTGCGGCCTGTCTGTGCGGTTGGCCACGCAGGCACAGCAGGGTCTTTGCAGGCTGTGCGCCGCGGCGGGGGCAGGGCATGAGCGCCGGCCAGTTCCTCAACATCTGCGCAGCCTGCGGCGCGGAGGAGTCGCTCGACGGCCTGCTGGCCCGCATGATCGACGACGACCAGGTGCGCCGCCTGGTGGCCGATGTGTTGACCCAGAGCCTGCCGCTGGGTGGCCAGGTGGTGAGCTACCTGCGACTGCACAAACCAGCCCGCCAGCGCCTGCGCATGAGCAAGGTGGCAGCCCTGCTGGCCGAGCTGGTGCCCGACATCCGCCGCGGCGCAATCACCCGCAAGGGGCGCGAGTGGCAGGCGCCGGGCCCGGCCTGGCAGGCCGCCTTTGCGGCGGTGTTCGACAGCCGCGACAAGGGCCTGCTGGTGCTGCCGCTCGAAGGCAACGGCTACCTGTACGAAGCGCTGATGCGCCAGGCAGACCGGGCCGAGGCGGCGGTGGAGCGCACGCACAACGACCAGAGCCGCAGCCGCGCCCACGTGGGTGTGGCCCAAAGCGCCGCCGGCCTGCTGACCGAGCTGTACACCCAGCCGCCCGCGCCGCCGGTGGCCCTGGTGACGGGTGAGCAAGGCCCGCGCGACGGCGCAGGCGCGGCACACATCGCCGTGCCCACCACGCCGCCAGCGCCTACCGGCCCCAGCGCCTATGCGCTGAAGGTGCGGGCCGAGATTGCCGACAAGCTTGCCCGGCGCCGCGCGGCGGCCGAGCCCAGCCCCAGCCCCAGCCCTGCCGCGCAGCCATCAGGAGCCACCCCGTCATGAGCCGCCTGCACTCGTTCTTTGCCCCGTCGGAGCCCGCTGCGCTGGATGCGCTGAGCCCGGCGGACACCGTCACCCTCAACAACGGCACCCAGGTGCCCAGCACCGACCCGGCCTGGCGGGCCGAGTGCCTGAGCCGTTTCAACCACATCCAGGCGCTGCGCTGGCTGCGCAAGTTGGACGAGCGCCAGCAGTACTTCGCCGACGTGGCGCACGCCGAAGGCGCCATCGCGGCCGACCGCCTGAAGCTGGCCTATGCCGCCGACTGGCAGGCCCGCAAGGCGGCTGTGGCCGCCGCCCAGGCCCAGATCGACCAGGTCGACCAGCTGCGCGCCTCTGGTGCGCTGTGACCTGCCCTCAAAACCCGTTTCACCCCCTGTTGAAAGCACCCGCACCATGAGCACCCACGACACCACCGCCGCCGTCGCCGACGCGGCCACCCCCGAGGCCGAAGTCATCCCCAAGGGCTACTGGAAAGACGCCAAGGGCAACCTGGTGCCGGTCAGCCGCGTGCCCGACATCGACAAGGCCCGCACCGCGCTGGTGTATGCCCTGGCCGAGCAGGCCAAGGGCGTGCGCGAGTGCCTGGCCGACTTCAAGGCCGAGCTGTTCACCGAGATCCAGGCCTTTCTGGACAAGAGCGCGGCCGACTACGGCAAGACCATGCGCGGCGCCGCAGGCAAGGGCAACATCCAGCTGGTGAGCTTCGACGGGCGCTACAAGATCCTGCGCTCGATCCAGGACAGCCTGGTCTTCGACGAGCGCCTGCAGGTGGCCAAGGCCATGATCGACGAGCGCGTGCACATCTGGAGCAAGGGCAGCAACGCCAACATCAAGGCGCTGATCAACCACGCCTTCCAGGTCGACGCCGCCGGCAAGATCAGCGTGGGCCGCATCCTGAGCCTGAAGAACATCAAGATCGACGACCCCGACTGGCAACGCGCCATGAAGGCCATCAGCGACAGCATGCAGGTGGCCAGCAGCAAGAGCTACGTGCGCATCTACGAGCGCAACGAGGCCACGGGCGAATACATCCCGATCGCGCTGGACATCGCCAGCCTGTAGGCCCATTCGTCAACGCGCAGCCGGGCGCCGATGGGCGCGACAGCCTGGCCGTGATCAGCAGTGAGTGCACGTTAAACCGCCCAACCTCTGCAGCCACCGGGACCACACCACACCGCGATCCTTGGCGGACGTGGCAGGCCCTTACCAAGCCGCAACGCCGCGGTGGCACCTATCCCCTTCACCCACCTATCGAAAGCCTGCCATGACCGCTGAACTTCAAAGCTACCTCGGGTCTGCCATCTGGATCGTCTGCGTCGGCTTCGCCATCTGGCTCGCCTCGCGCTATTGATCGGCCATAGGCTGTAAGACATGAGCCCTACAACGCCGCGCCACGTGATGCCTGCCACAGCCGCCAGCGACATCAAGCTCATCCACATCGCCAAGCAGGCGCTGCAGATGGACGACGCCACGTACCGGGGCATCCTGGCCGCCAAGGGCAATGGCGCCACCAGCAGCAAGCAGCTCGATGCCGCGCAGCGCCGGGCGGTGCTGGACCACATGAAGGCCTGCGGTTTCACCGTCAAGGCCAAGCCCGGCAGCGGCGCGGCCAAGGCCAACGGCTGGGCACGCACGCCCGAGATGACCAAGCTGCGCGCGTTGTGGTGGGCGCTTGCCGACGTGGGTGCCGTGACCCGGCCGGCCACGCACCAGGCCTGTGACGACGCGATCGACGCCTGGGCTGTGCGCCAGCTCAGCACCGCGACACCCAAGCTCGATGCCGTGCGCTTCGCCAGCACGGCCCAGATGCGCACGCTGATCGAGGCACTCAAGCAATGGGCCCGGCGCGTGGGGGCCCACCAGGTGGGCGGGTCCAACCAGGTCGCAGCCAAGAGCACCCGCGGCACGCTGGCAGCGTCTACCCCTGTCGGCCACGGCTGAGCCGCCCACCATGGCCACCAAGCCCGCCCAGCGTCACCCGGCCTTGCCCAAGGCGGGCGACGTCGACCTGCAGCTGCTGCCCCCGCAGTTGCGCCTGCTGGTGCGGGCCATCGGTGAAGAGGCGGCGTTCAAGCTGGCGGCAGCGCGCGGCGGCACGGTGCTGCATGTGCCCACCAAGCTCAACGAGGACCACCCGATCTGCGACCTGATCGGTGGCCACGCCTTCGGCCTGCTGGTGCGCCACCACGGCGGCATGAAGATCGAGCTGACCAAGGTGGACAGCCTCATCCGCCAGGTGCGCCACAAGCGCGTGGCCGAGATGGCCGCGGCCGGCTGCACGCTCAACGAGATTGCCCTGAGCACCAACTACAGCCGCCGCCACGTGATCAACGTGCTGGCCGAGCTGCGCACCGAGCAGCCCGAGCAACTCGATATGTTCGCCGAGCCCAGGCCGGCCAAGGCTGCCGGCGGCGACGCCACCGACGCAGCCGCCCACAACCCCTTCCATCTGGCACCGCAATGAACACCGCCACCCCGGCGATCGCCACCGCCCCAAGGCCGACATCGTGTGCTTCGGTGTGATGTGCCCCCGCCATGCCCACTGCGTGCGCTACCTGGCGGTGGACGGCGCTACCAACGAGCCGGTGATCGCCACGTGCCAGCAGCCCGGCGCCAACCCGTGGCCGATGTACCAGGCCGTGCGCCTGCAAGCCGCCACCGCCAAGGCCTGAGCCATGACCGACACCGCCATCCTCGACGACCTGCTCGACGTGCTCAAGGCCGCGCTCAAGGCCAGCCCGGTGGATGACGACCTGGTGGAGCGGCTCAAGCGCGATCTGCGCGACCTGAACGGCATCGACGGCACCGGCGTGCTGACCGACGACGTCTACCGCACGGTGCGGCTGCGCCTGCACCAGGGCTACACGCTGCGCGAGATCGGGTGGATGACGGGGCTGGCGCGCAGCACCGTGGGCAACGTGCGCGGCGGGCATCGCAAGGCCCGGATCAAGCCGATTTGCCGGCCCGCGTGCACCCTGCAGGGTTCGGCGCAGCTCTGAACCCCCGTGCATACACTTAGATCGAGCCAGCAAGGCCGGTAACGGCCGACGGCCATACCTTCGCCAGGGTGGCGCCCCTCAGCGCCTAAAAACCCCTGTTTTTCAAGCCGGCAGAAACCGACGCTGAAGCCGGCCCTGAAACCCCCTTCAAGCCCGCCCGCCACGCGCCCCGCGTGAAGCGCTTCACCGGCGACGCCGTCGCCCCGGCCTTGCACAGTGCAGGGCATGGCGCATCCCCCACGTTCGACTCCACCGGCCCGACTGCTCGGCCTCGGCTCGCCGCATGCCTTCAAGGGCTTTGGCGACTGGATCGAGGTGTTCAAGGCCGGCACCCACACCGACAGCAAGGGCCGCGCGGTGAGCTTCAGCGAGGCCGACCTGGACCAGATGGTGGCCAACGTCGCCCTGGGCGCCGCGCCGGCCGTGCTGGGCCACCCGCAGCACAACGACCCGGCCTATGGCTGGGCCGACCAGGTCAAGCGTGACGGCACCAGCCTGTACGCCAAGTTCAGCGGCGTGCACCCGGACTTCGAGGCCGGCGTCAAGACGGGCGCCTACCGCAACCGATCGGTCAGCGTGTTCAAGGACGCCGACCACGGCTGGCGCCTGCAGCACGTGGGCTGGCTGGGGGCGCAGCGCCCGGCCATACCGGGGCTCAAGCCGGTCGAGTTCAAGGCGGCGGCCGAGGCCGACGCGCACACCTTTGTGTCCGACGAGCTGGCCACGAGCTGGGCGATCGGCGACATCGCCAACCTGTTCAGGGGCCTGCGCGACTGGCTCATCGGCGAAAAGGGCCTGGACGTGGCCGACCGCGTGCTGTCGGGTTGGTCGATCGACGCCGTCAAGACCGCAGCCGACACCCTGCGCGAACAGGCCCTGGCAGAAGCCACTGTCGAAGACAAGTCCAGCGGCGCCCTGGCCCCCATGTTCAGCGCCGCCCCTGCGGCAAGCGCTGCCACTGCATCCCTATCTACCACCGGAGCCGACCCCATGGCCTTGACCCCCGAAGACCTCGCCCGCGCCGTGGCCGAGACCGAAGCCCGCATCCGCGCCGAGCTGCAAGCGCAGTTCAGCGCCCAGACCGCCACCACCGCGGCCGAGCTGGCCCGCCTGCAGGCCGAGCGCCAGGGCGAACGCATCGGCACGCAGATCACCGCGTGGAAAGCCGCCGGCCTGGTGCTGCCGGCCGAAGAGGCGGGGCTGCGCGAGTTCATGTGCGCCATCGAAGCGGGTGACAACGAGTTCGCCTTCAGCGCCGGCACGGGCGAGGTCAAGCAGACCCGCGCGGCCTGGTTCGCCCAGTTCATGGCCGGTCGCAAGCCGGTGGTAAAGCTCGGCCAGAACCTGGGCGGCGACAACACCGCCCCGCCGGTGCTCGACCAGGCCGACCCGGCCGCCATCGCCCACGAGGCGCGCCAGTACCAGGCGGCCGAAGCGGCCAAGGGCCACAGCATTGCCATCGACCAGGCCGTGACGGCCGTGATGGCGCGTGCGGCCAAGGCGGCCTGAGCCCGGCGCGCTGCGCTTGTATCTACCTGACCCGACCCGATCCCTACCCTTGACGGAGAGCCCACACCATGGCCATCAACAGTGATTTCCGCAGCCGCGTGGCCGAAGCCTCGGTGCCGGCGTACAGCGTCGTCAAGACCGGCACGGCCGCCGGCAGCTGCATCGTGGGCGCTACCGCCACCGACAAGGTGCTGGGCACCAGCGACGAGCTGGACCACGTGGCCGGCGAGATGGTCGACATCGCCGTGGGCCCCGTGCCCAAGGTGCGCCTGGGCGGCACGGTGGCGGTGGGTGATGCACTCACCAGCAACGCCACCGGCGCGGCCATCGTGACCACCACCATCGGCCACCGCTACATCGGCTTTGCCGAACAGGCCGGCGTGAGTGGTGACGTGATCACCTATTTCCGCTCGCTCGGCGTGTTCTGACGCCCCGCCCGCCCAGCCCGCCGCGACCCTACCCCCGACCTCATCCCCACCGGAGCCCTGAAGCATGGCTGCACAACCGTTCACCTACTCCCCCGCGCTGACCGCGGTGGCCGTGGCCTACCTTCAGGCCGAACTCATCGCCGACAAGGTGCTGCCGCGCCTGCCGGTGGACGCCGAGCTGTTTGCGTACAACAAGTACGCGCTGGGCGATGCCTTTCGCAACCCGGACACCCTGGTCGGCCGCAAGAGCGCGCCCAACCAGCTCGACTGGAACGCCACCCGCCTGACCGACAGCACGCAAGACCACGGTCTGGACGCGCCCGTGCCCAACAAGGACGTGCAGATGTACCAGGCCGCCCGCGCCGCCGGCCTGACCAACACCCGCGACCCGCTGGCCTCGGCAGCCACCATGGTGACCGGTGCGGTGATGAACCGGCGCGAGTACCGCGCCGCCCAGCTGGTGTTTGGCGCAGCCAACTACGCCGTGGCCAACAAGGTCACACTGAGCGGCACCGGCCAGTGGAGCGACTACACCAACAGCAACCCGGTGGACGCCATCGTGGACGTGCTGGACGCCATGGTGATGCGCCCCAACAAGGGCGTGCTGGGCAGCGACACGGCCAGCAAGCTGCTGCGCCACCCCAAGGTGGTGAGCCGTCTGTACGGCGGCCTGAGCACCCGCGGCAGCGCCCGCCTGGTCGACCTGGCCGAGGAGCTGGGCCTGGACGAAATCTACGTGGGCCGGGCGTGGATCGACACCGCGGCCCCCGGCCAGGCCAGCGTGCTGGCACGCGCCTGGGGCAAGCATGCGTCGTTCACCTACAGCAACCCCAACGCGGCGCCCGAAGGCGCGGTGACCTTCGGCTTTACCGCCGAGTGGGGCACGCGCATCGGCGGCACGATCGACGACCCGGATGTGGGCCTGCGCGGCGGCACCCGCGTGCGGGTGGGCGAGAGCGTGAAAGAGCTGATCACCGCC